TGTTATATCTATAGTTACCAGAAACGAAAGAGAGTTGGATAAAATTGTCAAATTATTTTTGACTAAGTATCCACAATACAGATGGTTGAATTTTGAGCCAATGCTCACAACTTCAAAACCACCAAAACATTTACGTAGAAAAGACTTTGCTGAAAAATTAGGTAAGAACTTTGCTGCATTATGGATCGATAGAATTTCATCACATGCACTATTCCCATTAGAATGTATGAAAGTAGGTACTATTCCAATCTGCTTAATTCCAGATATCACACCAGATTATCTTATTGACGAAAACGGCAAGGGTAAGGAAAATGTAGGAGTATGGACTGATGACTTCTTTCAATTACCTGCACTTATTGCAGATACTCTTAGAAAATTTCTTGATGACGAAATTGGACAAGGTGTATATGATGAAATGAAGGGAATTGCAAACAATTATTCACCAGAAATTTCAGCACAAAAATTAGTTGAAATTTACGAAGGGTATTTCAACGACAGAAGTAATAGCTTGATGGCAGCACTTAATGCACTTGAACCAAAGTTGGTTGAGGTAACAACTCCTGTTGAAGTAATTACACCTGAGACAATTATAACTCAAGATGTTGAAGAAGCATAATTTAAAATTTAATTAACAAAAAAATATGAATAATGTAACAGTAATATTGCCATTACACGAGTTTGGCGAAGGAATGAAGAAATATTTAGAAATTGCAATTGATTCTGTAGTAAAGCAAGTAGATGCAAATCCACTATTGCTTATCGTCTATACACATAGAGCAGAAGAAGGCGGTCTTTTAACTTTCTTAGCTGAAAAGAACTACGGTGAATCCGTAACAGCAATAAAAAATGAAGGAAAGAGTGATTTTTGTGGTCAGATTAATTTTGGTGTTAAAAATACAACCACAAAATATTTTTCTATTCTTGAATTTGATGATGAATTTAGTACAACTTATTTCAGAAACGTAGAAAAGCATATTACCAATCTTCCTGATGTAGGATTGTTCTTGCCAATTACTATTGATGTGGATGATAAAACAAGTACACCATTGCAATTAGTAAACCAAAATATCTGGTCAAATGGATATGTTGGTGAAAATGGAACATTGGGTTATCTAAATGTTAGATCATTGAATGAATTTTCATTCTATACATTAGGTGGTGCAGTGTTTAACAAGCAAGAATATTTATCAGTTGGTGGATTAAAATCAAATATAATTTTAGCATTTACATTTGAATTTATTCTTAGATTTTTGAACAACGGTAATAAAATCTTTACGATTGCTAAGTACGGCTACAAACACACTATTAACCGTGATGGAAGTTTGTTTATGGGATATGGTGCAACTTTGACTAATGATGATAGAAGATTCTGGTTTGAAACAGCTAAGAAAGAATCACACTTTTTTAATGATAGAGAAATTGATCGTACTAAAATCGTATACGAAGAAGAAGCAATATCAGAATAATCTTATTTCTTAGAATATGAAAAATGCCAAGAAAAAAGAAAAGTGATGATGCTGCGAGTAAACATTATTTTGGAGATAAAGAAGAACAGGCAGCATTACAATATGTAATGTCTGATGTTTATAGTGAAAGAAATTTACTATATAAAACAATTTTAGAAAAACCATTCCGAAGAATGGTCGAATCAATTCTAAGACGTTATCCTATACATATTGGAAACTACGAAACTAATGATTTAGAATATTATGCTTTGTCTCATTTAGCTGAACAGATGGTTAAATATCGTCCGTTCATTGTTGAGTATAGAAATAAGAAAGCAGATGACGATGTGAAGTGGACTAAATGTCCAATTGATGAAGGACGTTTTTTCTTTCTAGTTGATGCCGAAAAAGCATTAAAAATGTACATCGAAAACGATAATAAAAATACGTACCGTATATTTGAATCAAAAGCATTCAGTTATTGTCAAACTATTGTAAGAAACTTTTTTAAGGATCACGGTAAACGTAGTTATCATGAAAAAGTAATAAATCTAGCCTTTGAAGATTTCCATGAAGAAATTGAAAAGAAGGAGGAATATATGTATGAGATGGATCATAGTGATGATGTTGAACTTCAAGAATTAATTAAAAAAATCATTGATAGTTTAAGATTTAAAATCATAAATGATAAATCATTGAAAAAAAATGAGGTAATTGTCGGTGAGGCTATAATCAATGTAATGGATAACTGGAATATTCTCTTTCTGGAAGACAGTAACTTAGGAAAGTATGGACGGAAGATTTCGAACAATTTTACTAAAAACAAAATTCTTCTATATCTAAAGGAACAGACCAATCTTTCAACAAAAGAGATTAGATCATCAATGAAACAGTTCAGAGAGTTGTATTTCCTTGAAAAGGGCATGTTTTTCAATGATGAATCTTAAAATCAATACTCAACTATTTATAGGAAACTAAAGAGTATGGCACGAATTAAGAGAAAAAAGATGGACATTGATGAAAACACGTTTAAAGGCTTAATGCAAGAGACTTATAACGATGCACATCAAATCAGATCAACAATCATAGCACTTTTCAATAACTGGAATGCTAAAATTAAGGAACAGGGAGAAATTGCTGCAACCGGAAAAGAAGTTGTTTCTTTAATTAACGCATTGGCGAGAAATCAAGATCAAAAACTTACTTTGATGAAGGTATTGAGTGACATTTTATATACAAAAAATAAATCAAATAGTAGTACTGATCAATCAAAGACACCTGCTGGCGAAGATGATCTTTCAGAAGATGCAAAAAGTAGTATTCTTAAAATGATTGAAAATGCTAGAGAAAAGGGTGAAATTGATGTTTAAAAATGAGCAATATCGTAAATGATAAAAAAAGAATAGTTAATGAGATCAGTGTTTTAAATTCTATAGGTAAAACTGTAGAGTTACCTGATCAAAATTTTACGTACCCATCAGTCAACACAAAAAACGAACCAATTCCATTCATGCTTGATCTGTTGACGGCAACAATCGGCAGTGAAGCACTTCAAAGAACAACTGGTCAGGTAATGACAAAGTTTGTAAGAGGTGTTGAACCGGATTTAAAAAGCAATCTAAAGAAGCAATCCGTTACCTTTAATTCAGATCAGCCACTTCCAGCAGCATTCGCATCTTCTGGATATCAAGTACCAATGAAGAAGATTGATCTCAGTGGTAAGTTAAAAAACGATCCAAGTTCAGCATCTGGTTCATTATTGTATCAAAGTGGTAGTGGTGGATTTGATAAACAAGCATATAACGCACTAGTGAATCCCGGAACTGACGTAACCTTCGGTAATATGAAGATGAATTACGATAGTGTAACTGACAACATGAGTATTAAGCCATTAAACGCTTCACAATCAATCGGATCATTCGTCAACGGATACATCGATGGTATAAAGATAATGGATGAAAAGGAGTTTACCACACATATAATGGACACTATATACGGTACGACTGCTAAATCAACTAAGAAGACTGCTTCTGCACTTGCCGAAGAAGAAAAACTACTTGCTCTTATTGAAAAATTGATTCAGGGTGATGAAACTGCAATTATTTCAGATGCTGAACTTGAGCAAATTCAACAAATCGCAAAAAACAAACTTGAGGGTGTTGTTCCTGTTGACGTTGGTTGTTCTATAATTGATAGTGTATTACTGTTAGAAGATATTGCAGCATTAATTGCAAATAACACCGGATCAACCGATCCAACTAGTGTTGGAAATGCATATAATTCTGTAATGGAAAATAGTTTTGGTCGTAAACAAACACAAACTAATCCAGCAAATAAAAATGCAATAAGAGACGGATTCTTTAAAAAGTTAATTAAGACAATAATGAGTTCACTTGTCTTTGCATTGACCTCAACCCCTCAAATCAGGGTATTAATGGCCATGTTAAATGGATTTAAGAATAATGATAACGTAAGTTTTGCGCCAAACATTTCTGATGACATTAATGCACAGAAAAATTTTATACAGTGTTTAGCAAAATCTGCTGGTGGTCTGCTTAATAAATTTATTTTTGATCTTTTGAAAATTGAACTTATAAAATTGATCACTCCCGTTGCAGTTCTCATTGTTAAAGAGAAATTACAGGCGTTTATAAGAATAATTGAAAGTCTATTTACATAAGATCATGGCAGAAATTAATTTCGAAGCATTTACTTCAATTTTAGGTGGGATCAAGAAAATCCTGAGAATACAGAATAGTAGTTCTTCGGCATCAATTCCTACACCTTTGATATTGATTGGTGCGCAACGTAGATCAGGACTGTCACCGACAAAAATTGCAAGTAGAATTATACAAAGAAAGAGTGAAGCTGGTTTACCTATTGGTGCTCTACCTTCTGGTGCTGTAAGTCCAGATGAATTAATGGAGAGAATTCGTGTTGAAGAAATAATCAGAGCAATTCAAGAAGATGCTAAATTAACGATTGCCATTCCTCCGGGAACAACATTAACGGCTGCTGGTGCGTCACCGTCCGGTCCGGTCACTGTTGTTGGTTCTACAATTACTATTACAACAGGTTACGGTGTTATACAATAATGGAAGAGAAAGAAATATTGGTTGCAAAAACAAACGAACTCAAAATTAAACATGAGCAGATCAAGGCTGACATGATTAAAATTTTAGAGGCTAGTCAGATTTTGGATACACAATATGGTGATCTTGAACAAAAACTATATAAGGTCGAAGAAGAATATATTGAAACAATGAAAAAACTTATTTAAGAAATGGAAGGGTACGATAAAAAATATATTCAACAGAGCAATCCTTATAAGAAGGAAACTAATAAGGAAAATGCTGTACGTAATATCTACTATGGTGAGGTAGTTAGCATTGATGATCCTAACGAAGGTGGTCGTATACGTGTAAAAATCCCTGATTTTGATAATAAGACTGGAAATGATCAACTACCATTTGCTTATCCAATGTTACCGAAATTCTTCTGGATAATTCCACAAGTTGGTGAGGTTGTACGAGTTTTTATCGAAGATACACGCTATCCACAAAGAGGTAGACACTGGATGGGTAGTATAATCTCTCAACCACAAAAGATTGGTTATGATGGATACTTTACGGCATTATCAACTTCAAACGTAGCAACAATTAATACCGAATCAAATCCGTCATCATATCCCGATGCTTTTGGGGTATTTCCTGATCTTAAAGATGTCGCAATTTTAGGTCGAAACAATACTGATTTAATACTAAAAGATAAACAAGTACTCATTAGATGTGGAAAACATAAGATCGATAACGTACTTTCATTGAATAAAGAGAATCCGGCATTTATTCAAATGGATTTTATACAAAACGAGAAGAATGTTACACAAAGTACTATAGTCACAATGGCCGATAAAATTGCATTCATCTCACATGACGGTAATCCAAAATTCAAGTCAAATAGCTTGACTAAGGATGATATTACTAAGATTTTTGATTCTGCTCACCCAATAGGAAGGGGGGATTTGATTGTTGAAGCCTTTGAGGTCTTTAGAAACGCTATGATTCAACACATTCACGGCTATTCGGGTCTTCCAGCAGACAAAAATGGTATAATTAATCAATTAGAAAAGATTGATTTCAGTAAGATTTTACAGCCAAATATAAGAATTAACTAAAATTTGGATATTCAACCGTAAAGTATTAACTTCACCCTTTATATGGGTGAAATACGTACTGACTGGTCTAAAATACCAGTTCCTATGGAACTTTTTGTGAAATTTAACAACGTGAAATTCTTTGATGATATTCACAAGTATTTCGTAAATGGTAAAAATTTCATATCGGTTACAACCAAGCTACACAAGTTTAAAGAAGAGTTTGATACCGAATTCTGGTCATTGAAAAAGATGGATGAACTTGGACTCACTCAGGACGAAGTTAAATTGTATTGGAAAGCATTAAACATCAAGTCTCAAATAAAAGGAACTGCTGTTCACAACTATGCTGAATTATTATACAATAACAAGATTTACAAGTATGATGATGAACTAGCAATGCAAAAATTAGGTAAAGAGAATCTTGAGATTCTTGACCGAATGGGTGTTACTAGAATTGGAGATGAATTTGAAAAAGTAAAGAAATTCGTGGATAATTTTTATCGTGATACGCACGAGAAATTGATTCCAATAAAAACCGAATTTGTTGTCTTTGATGTTGAATGGGAATTGGCCGGGATGATGGATATCATCTTTTGGAATGTTAAACATCAATGTTTTCAAATTTGGGATTGGAAGACAAACAAGGAATTGAACATGATAGCAAAATATCGTGGTATGAAGTTGAAATACGTTCTTTCTGATCTTGATGAATGTGAATTTGAGTTATATTCACTACAGCTTAGTGCTTATAAAAGAATA